GGTATGCAAAATGTTCGTGCAAAACGCATTTATAAAATGAGTCAGCAATGGCTTGATTGGGACGGTGAAGATGCTACCGAACTATGTGGCATTGGCAAGTATGGTAGCGATAGTTATAGAATCTTTTACAAAAACGATATTCCAAATGATGTAGAAGATAAAGAACTAAAACGGTACATTAAAGAAGAAGTATATGCTTGACATGTACAACAATAGATGTTATACTCGTATGTATAATAAATTATTCTGTGAGGACAAATGAGTACCTATATTTTAGTAGACACAGCTAATACTTTCTTTAGAGCACGACACGTTGTACGTGGCGACTTAGATACTAAAGTAGGTATGGCTCTGCATATTACACTTAACAGTATTAAAAAGGCATGGCAAGACTTTGATGCAGATCATGTTGTGTTCTGCTTAGAAGGTCGCTCATGGCGTAAGGACTATTATGAGCCTTACAAACGTAACAGACAAGAAACTCGTGACGCAATGACTCCTGCACAGCAAGAAGAAGATACTGTGTTTTGGGAAATCTTTGACGAGTTTAAAGATTTTATCAGTACAAAGACTAACTGTACAATGATCAGACATCCGCAACTAGAGGCAGATGACCTTATTGCAGGATGGGTGCAAAGTCATCCTAACGATGATCATGTTATTATTAGTACTGACGGTGACTTTGCACAATTAATTGCACCTAACGTTAAGCAGTATAACGGCGTTAGTAACACAATTATCACACACGAAGGCTATTTTGATGATAAGAAAAAGCAACCTGTGATTGATAAGAAAACTAAGGAGCCTAAAGGTGCTCCTGATCCACAATGGTTACTATTTGAAAAATGTATGCGAGGTGATACAAGTGACAACGTATTCTCAGCCTATCCAGGTGTTAGAAAGAAAGGCACTAAAAACAAAGTCGGACTACTTGAAGCGTTCGATGACAAGGATACAAAAGGCTATAATTGGAACAATCTTATGCTACAGCGTTGGACTGATCATAATGGTGATGAACATCGCGTACTAGATGATTACAACCGTAATGTTATGTTATGTGACTTAACAGCACAACCGGCTGAAATTAGAGATATAATTAATAACACTATTGCAGAAGTAGAACCTAAAGAAATTACACAGGTTGGTATGCGTCTGTTAAAGTTTTGTGCCAAATGGGATATGCAACGTATTGCAGATCAAGCACAATACTATGCAGAACCTTTGCAAGCAAAATATCCAGGAGGAAACTAATGAGTATAAATGCAAAAACAATCTTAAAAGATAAATTTTGGATTATCGAAGATAACGGTAAAAAGATGGGTACACTAACTGTCAATGACGAAAATCGTTATATGTACTCTTGTGCTGAAGGTACTGCATTTTTTGATAATAAATCACAATTAAACAAGACTTTAGGCAAGATTAATTGGAGCAATACTACAATTAGCCCTAGTGAAACTCCTGAAGATAATATAGTTTACGGATTACCAACATCAACAAAAGCATTTAACACAATGTATGACATTAAAAGAAAACTTGCATTGTTTACAAAGAGTGCAAAGTCTAAAAGCATCTATTGTGCAGGCTATTTTATTATTTGTTTTGAAAAAGGATGGGTTCGTAGTTTCTGTCCTAAACTTATTACTATTGAGCGTTATGGGTACGAAGGTCCTTTTAAAACAGATATTGAAATGCGTACAGCATTGAGTAAAGCAAATGCCAAGTGAACCTCTCAATACATTTCCAATACAGCAATTTTTACAGCAAGTAAAGGCCGCTGACACAAGTAATGCTAAAGAAGTTAAATTAAATATGCAACAGGCAAAAACTTTAGCATTAACCCTTGGCGAAGTAATGACTAGACTTAACGGAGACTTAGAAAAATTACTTCTAAAAAAGAATGATAGCTCAGACGAAGTCATTCAAGTGCAAATAGGCAGTTCAAGCGACTGGAAATAAATCAAAATTTGGATAAATATATGCGTAGTTAATTAAAGGAATACGCATATGAGCAGACCTAAACCGAATGTGCTTTTAGAATTTATTGATAAGAAGACCTACAAGGCTGATCAAATTTTAGAAGCAGAAGCAATCTGGGCTGTATTTTATAAACAAAAACCGTTTAATTTAAAATCATTAAACAGTCTTACAAATTATCCAGGGCCTAAGTACAAGAAGACCAGTTTTTCTAATCCAGGCCATGCATTTAACTTATCACAAAAATTAAATGATTTATTTCATTGCGAAGATTTTGAAGTATACAAACTAACCACAGGCGAAGTTGTTACAGAAGATGAGCAATGATATCCAAAGAAACTTATACTAAAATATTTTTAAAGCAAGCCGACATTTCGTTAAGCGAAGCGGCTATTAAAGAATATACACCTGTATGGTGGCAGAACACTAGGGCAAAAGATTCAGGCGGACTAAGACTAACAGATGAAGGTTTTGATTTTATTAGAGAACGACTAGAACTAACAGTGTTCGAAGTTCCTTTTCCAAGAGATTTCAAAATGACCACTCAAGTAGTGATATTTTTGGACAAATTTATTGATTGTCCTTACTACTTAGACACACATAGTCTATGGGTAACGGACGAAAAGAAAGCATTAGAACTGCATCTTTTTTCAGGAGATGTTAAAAAATACGGCATAATCAAAGCACTAAAAAGACAAGAAAAAGATTAAATTTCTTTGCCAAAAGACTTGACTTTAATGACTGTTGAGCGTATTATATATACATAAGTTAACAAAAGAGAGGCAACTTTAAATGGAAACAGCATTCACCCGCACAGTATCACCCAACAAGGCTAAGAACAGTATTCTACGTGCTTTTAAGAAAAAGCGTCCTTTATTCCTTTGGGGTCCTCCGGGCATTGGTAAATCAGATATTATTCACCAAATTGGTGTTCAGCTCGATGCTCTTGTTATTGACATTCGTTTGTCACTTTGGGAGCCAACAGATATTAAGGGTATTCCATATTATGCCGCAAATGACAACAAAATGATGTGGGCGGCACCTGCAGAATTGCCAACTGCTGAAATGGCTAAAAAACATAAGAACATTATTTTGTTCTTAGATGAAATGAACTCTGCGGCACCTGCTGTACAAGCCGCGGCATATCAGTTGATCCTTAATCGCAAGGTTGGTCAATACGAATTACCAGACAATGTTCTTATTGTTGCCGCTGGTAACCGCGAAAGCGATAAAGGTGTTACTTACAGAATGCCTGCTCCGTTGGCAAATCGTTTTGTACACTTGGAACTTGCTGTTGATTTTGATGATTGGTTTGAGTGGGCTGTTAACAACGAAATCCACACAGACGTTGTTGGTTATTTGACTTTTGCTAAGAAAGACTTGTATGACTTTGACCCTAAGTCTCCAAGCCGTTCGTTTGCAACACCTCGTTCGTGGTCATTTGTATCAGAACTACTTGAAGATGACGATGACGAAAATACAACTACTGACTTGGTTAGTGGTGCAGTAGGCGAAGGACTTGCTGTTAAGTTTATGGCACACCGCAAGGTTGCTTCTAAACTTCCTAATCCAACTGACATCTTAACAGGTAAAGTAAAAGAGATGGCAACTAAAGAAATTAGTGCTATGTACTCACTTACCGTTTCACTTTGTTACGAACTAAAAGAAGCATGTGACAAAGGTGATAAAAAGTTTGATGATAAAGTTAACAACTTCTTGCGTTTTGCAATGGATAACTTTGACACTGAATTAGTTGTTATGGGTATTAAACTTGCTCTTACACAATATCAGTTGCCAATTGATCCAGATGAAGTTGAGTGCTTTGACGAATTCCACGATCGTTTCGGCAAATACATTAAGGCGGCTCAATAATGAGTAAAGAAACTATTAAAGGTAAAAAGAACTGGGCACCTAACCCAGACATTACACAAGAAGAACTAGAAGTAATGCGTCTAGAAGTTGTAGACAATATTATTACTTCTCGTATTCGACTTTTGTTACATCATCCTTTCTTTGGCAATATCGCAACTCGTTTGCGTATTGCGGCGGCGGATGATTGGTGTCCTACTGCGGCGGTAGATGGTCGCAACCTTTATTACAATACACAGTTCTTTAATGCAATGGACAAAGACGAAATTACTTTTGTTATTGCACACGAGATTTTACACTGTGTATTTGATCACCTTACACGTCGAGAAGATAGAGATCCTATGATCTTTAACATTGCGGCTGACTATATTGTTAATAACATTCTTGTTCGCGACAAGATTGGTGCAAAACCTAAGATTGTTGATTGTTTCCAAGACTTTAAATACGATACTTGGACTTCTGAAGAAGTATATGACGACATCTTTAACAAATACGATGAAGAAGAACTAGAACAACTTGGCGAACTTTTAGACGAACACATCGACTGGGAGGACGGCGATGACGAAGGTCAAGGCCAAGGTAAAGAAGATTCTAACGATGAAGATTCTAACGGTAACAATGTTAGTAAAAAGCGTCCTAAATATTCTAAAGAAGATCTTCGTAACATTAGAGACGAAATTAAAGAAAACATGATTAGTGCGGCACAAGCGGCTGGTGCAGGTAATACTCCAGGCGAAGTTGCTCGTATGATTAAAGAATTAACTGAGCCTAAAATGAACTGGCGTGAAATTTTACGTCAGCAAATTCAGTCAACTATCCGTAACGACTATACATTTAGTCGTCCTTCACGCAAGGCTTGGCATACTAATGCTATTTTACCAGGCATGAACTTTGACGAAACTATTGATATTTGTTTGGCACTTGATATGAGCGGATCAATTGGTGACGATCAAGCACGTGATATGCTTTCAGAAGTAAAAGGCATTATGGACGAATATAAAGATTATAACATCAAGGTTTGGTGTTTTGATACAAAAGTATATAATGACCAAGAATACACCGCAGACAGCGGAGAAAGTATTATGGACTATGAGCTAATGGGCGGTGGCGGCACTGATTTCATGTGTAACTGGGAATACATGAAAGAAAACGATATTGTTCCTAAGAAGTTCATTATGTTCACAGACGGTTATACATGGGACGGTTGGGGTGATCCTGACTACTGTGATACTATTTTTATTATTCATAGTCATCACAATAAGGACACACAAGCACCATTTGGACAAACTGCACACTACGAGGCGGCTTAATGCTTGTTAAAAAAGGAACGGTAAATCCGTTAAATTTCTTAGATAGCAGGAGGTTAGAATATCTACCTCCTCACTTAGAAACTATTGATATACCATTCCGATATAACATGGAAAATGCTGTTTCAAAATGGATTGAAGAAAATCTTAAGGATCGCTTTTATATAGGTAAATGCATGGCTAAAGATAAATCTATGCAATTCAAAGTTGGATTTGAAAATCCGAAAGAATTATCATATTTCGTTTTGGCGTGTCCGTTTATGAAATATAAGTAAATAAAGTACATACTTAATAAGGAGAAACATTAATGTCCGAACAAACAAAAACACCAACTGCTGAGGCAAAAGCACCTGAAGCGGCACCTCAAGGCCAAGCAGTTGATCTTACAGTTCAAGATCTTGCAATGATTAAAAATATCATTGATGTTGCATCTACTAGAGGTGCATTTAAGGCTAACGAACTTGAACAAGTTGGTAAGACATATAATAAATTAGAATCATTCCTTGGTGCTGTAGAAAATCAGTCTAAGGATGCAACAGGAGAAAAAAATGGCTAATCTAAAGCACGTTGGAAGACTAAAAGCCAATCAAAGAAAAGTAGTAGTCGCATGTAGAGTACTACCAAACGACCCAAATAACTGTTTGGTTGTAGACACTGCAAGTTTAACTGATGCAGATCATGACGTTTTAATGTCAACTGTAGAGAGTCCTAAAGGACAAAGTTCTTACGAGTTCATTGAAGCAATGGGACGTACTCGTTTGCAAGACGGCAGTGTAATGCTTGCCGCTTTCCATAAAAATGGTAGACTTGTAAAAGTACCTACAACAGCAGTAGAGATGACTCCAAACACTACTACTGCGGTATTGCTATCAGAAGTTAACGAAGCAGTAGCAACACAAAAAGGTGTTAGCGTAGCAGATTTAGCAATGTCAGACGGTGGCGAAGGTCAAACTATTGCCCGAGTAAACGAAGTGCCTAAAGGGGAAGTAGAAAAAGAAATGGAAGCTGATATGGCTGCCGCTACTGCACCTGCAGAGGACGGCGTACTATCAGACGAGCAACTAGCCGCTAGTTATAGATCACAAGCAGATGCATTGTTTAAAGAAGCAAAAGCTCTTAGAGAACAAGCAGAAGAACTAGTTCCAACTAAACGTAAAAAGAAGACTACCGAAGCGTAAGCTCGTAGTTACAGCAAAGGGTATTATGATTAGATGTCTTCTAGTAAGTTTCCGCCTGAGATAATTAAACACTGGCCGGAGGTATTCAAGCACATTGATGTGCAAACAATACCCATTGAATATGTAACTTCTGTTCACATTTATTTCTTTAACGGTAAGGAATGGGTTGTGGAATTAGATACTACTCAGGCAAACGATAAACTGAATAAAATTAGTGAAGAACTAGAATCTCTTCTCGAAGAATACGGTGACGAAATCGAAAACGTAGACTTTAGACTAGACACTACAAGAGTAAAACGAGATATTCAAAAGAAAACTAGACAGTTTATAAAAGGAAAAGCAAAAAATGGGTCCAGAAGGAAGTAAGTTAAAGATTTCAGAGGATAATCAAGATTTCTTTGTACTCGACTTGCTGAACTATAAAAAGAATGGATTCTTTGTTGACCTAGGTGCATCAGACGGTATAACTGCAAGCAATACCTTCTTATTAGAGAAGTTTTATAAATGGGAAGGAATTTGTGTTGATCCCAATCCACAAACAATAAAAAGCCTAGTTGGTGCTAGAGATTCGCATATATGTGATTTAGCAGTATGGGAAACTAGCGGCGAAGTAAAACCATTTAAGTTCCTTAACGATCAAACTGAATTTTACGGCTGGAATCTACGTAGTGGATTAAGTGAAACTGTAGTAGGCTTAGATAGTAGATACAGCGAGTTTAATGTGTTTACAATAACGTTAAACGACCTCTTAGAGCTTTATAATGCACCGTATGACATAGATTATGTAAGTATGGA